CTCTTTCCGACCGAAAGGGCTGGTGCACGTTTATCGGGACGCCAAAAGGCCCTAATGACTTTTTTCACCTTTGGCAGAGGGCCCAGGGCGATCCCGACTACTATACCATGATGCTGCGGGCCTCGAGCTCCGGCATCTTGGATCCTGGCGAGCTCGCAGACGCTCGCAAGCAGGCTGCTTCGCCCGACGAATACGCTCGCGAGTACGAGTGTTCGTTCGCGGCGAGCAACGTGGGGGCCTACTACGGCAAGGAGATGGAGATCGCCCTCAACGAGGGGCGCATCGCCACTGGCATCTACGATCGCAGCTATCAGGTCAATACCGCCTGGGACATCGGTCTGCACGACATGACCGTGATCTGGTTCTACCAGAAGGTGGGATATCAGATCCGGGTGATCGACTACTACTCGAACAGCAACGAGCACTTCGACCACTACGCCAAGGTGCTGCAGGACCGCGGATACAAGTACGGGTTCCACTATTTTCCGCACGACGTCAAGCAGGAGCACGTTGGCGCGAACGCGAATTCTCGCATTCGTACGCTGACCGATCTCGGGATCGTGCCGTCGATCGTGGAGAAGCACGAGATCGCCGATGGCATCAACGCGGTGCGCAAGCTGTTGCCGAAGTGCGTCTTCGAAAAAGACAAGTGCGCTGAAGGCATCCAGGCGCTGCAGTTGTATCACCGAACGTTCAACGAGGAACGCAAGGTCTACGTCGAGAAACCCTATCACGACTGGACTTCGCACCCGGCAGACGCATTCCGCTATCTCGCGATGAGCGTCGTCGACCAGGTGCCGTCGGTCACCAAGCCGTCGGCATCGGTGAAGCGCAAGAAACTCTTGGATTGGATCGTGTGATGTACACCTGCGCTCGATATCCCTGTCCGAGTCCCGGCTGCCCGCAATGCGACCCGGCCTATACGAGCCATCCACCTTACTACACCATTCCGCCGGCCTTTCATCCGCCCGGATGTATCTGTCCTCCGACGAGCGAGAAGACCTGCGAAAACAAATGTTGTCCGCGAAAGAACCATTATGGCCAAACTGACCGCTGCAGCTAGAAAGAAGCTCCCGGGCTCTGTTTTTGCGCTGCCAGGTCGGCGCTATCCCATTCACGACCGCAACCACGCGCGCGACGCGCTGGCTCGCGTCAGCGAGTTCGGCACGCCTTACGAGAAAGCCGCTGTTCGGCAGGCCGTCAGGCAGCGCTATCCCGATATGGGCAAATAATCGATGGCTGATACCCTTACCACCAATTTTAGTCTCACCAAGCCGGAGGTCGGTGGCTCGACCGACACGTGGCCGGCGAAGCTCAACAACAATTTCGATCTGATCGACACGGCGCTGCAGACTCTCACGGACGCAGTGCCGGATGCGCCCACGCTCGGCATGACCGTGCAGATCTTCACCGCGAGCGGCACGTATACCCCGACGTCTGGACTTCTGTTCGCCATCATCGAGTGCGTTGGCGGTGGCGGCGGAGGCGGCGGCGTAGCGAGCGACGTTACCAGTGCTGACCACGTTGGCTGGGGTGCCGGTGGCGGTGGCGGCGGCTATGCCATGGCGAAAAAGACCGCGGCAGATATCGGCGTTTCACAGATCGTCACTGTCGGCACGGGCGGCGCCGGCGGGACTTCCGGCGGAGGTTCTGCCCCTGGCTCGACCGGTGGAAGCACCTCGGTTGGAAGTCTGTGCGTTGTCACTGGCGGCGCCGGGGGCGGCGGAGCCACAGACTCAGGCGGAGCCGGGACTGGCGGCGCCGGAGGCACCGGCACGACCGGGGACTTGAAGATAGCAGGCCAAGCTGGCGGCCCATATGGCGCCGGCGTAGCCGACACGACTATGCCGTCCGGAGCGGGCGGTAGCTCCAAAAAAGGTTTTGGCGGCGCCTCCGCCTACGCAATCCCGTTCACTTCGGCGGGCGGTAACGCCGGACAGAACTACGGCGGCGGCGGATCGGGTTCTATCTCGAACAGGCGACTGACCGCAGGCACTGGCGGCGGAGCTGGCGCCGCAGGCATTGTCATCATCACCGAATATCTCGCCGCATAAGCATTTCATCACCTGATTATTGCCCTTTCACTTTGAGGTAACCTATTGGCCAAAGCTTCGCGCGGGTTCAGCGCTCGGTTCCAGTTGCCTCCAAAGGAGCCAGCAGAGAATATCGATGACGGCATAGCCTTTGAGAGCAAAGACGGGCCGATGACCGAAGAGGATCTGGGCGCGCTTATCGACGCGCAGATCCAAGATGCGCAGAATTACGAGTCGACTGACCTAACGCAAATTCGCGAGACGGCGCTCAAGTTTTACGAGGGCGAAGTCGATTTCTCGTCCCCGAAAGGCCGCTCGCAGCTGGTTTCGCGCGATCTGTCGGACGTCCATGGGCTGATCCTACCCGGTTTGATGCGGGTGTTTCTGGCGACCACCAATATCGCCATTTTCAATCCGGCGACCGAGCGTGACGAGCCGTTCGCACAGCAAGCTACAGACTACGTCAACTACGTGATCATGCGGGAATGCGACGGTTATCAGCATTTCCGCTCCGTCATTCACGACTCGCTGTTGTTCGGCAACGGCGTGGTGAAGGAATGGTGGGACGACACGCCGCTGCACCGCACGGAGTCGTTCTCGGGTCTATCGGAAGATGCGTTCACCATGTTGGCGAACGACCCGAGCATCGACGAAGTGATCGAGCTCGAGGAATACGACGATCCCGATTGGGTGCCTCCGCAGCAGCCGTTGCCCATGCCGGCTACGCCGCTGCTCGCGGGCCCTGGCGGTATGCCGGCTGGGGGTATGCCTCCGCCCATCCCGCCTGAACTGCTCAAGCCGCCAAAGCTGTATGACTGCAAGGTCAAGCGCTGCGTATCACGCGGCCGCCTGCGTCTCATGGCTCTGCCGCCGGAGGATTTCCGGCTCGGGCGCGGCGCAATTTCGCTCGACGAGAAGGACGATCGGCTGCGCTTCGCGGCGCACCGCTGGGTAAAGACCCGCTCTTCTCTGATCGAGGAAGGCGCCGACCCGGAAACCGTTTACGAGTTGCCGGAGTTTTCGTCGGTCAACCTGGATACGCCAGAGCAGCTGGCGCGCGATCCCAATCATCTGTTCGAGGGTGACAAGGCCCCAGATAAGGCCACCCAGCTCGTCGAGGGGTGGGAATGCTACATTCGCTGCGACTTCGACGGCGATGGTGTTGCCGAGTGGATCCGAGCCGACGTCGCCGGGTTGGACTCCAAGCGCACTTTGCTGTCGTTCGAGGAGTGGGGCGACGAGTTTCCGTTCACTGACGTAGTTGTCGATCCGATGCCGCACCGCTGGCGCGGTCGGTCTCTGTTCGACACGATGTACGACGTACAGCGTGCCAAAACTGCCATTCTGCGGCAGGGTATGGACAATCTGTACCTCACCCAGAATCCGCGGCAGTTCGTCACCGAGAACGCCGTCGTGAACCCGGAGGTTCTCGACGACTGGGAGATCGGTTCGATTTGCATTGAGCGCACCGCGAATTCGGTGCGGTTCGAGCAGACGCCGTTCGTCGCGGACAAAGCGTTCCTGGGCCTGGAGTACTTCGACCAGGTGGTCGAGCGCCGCACCGGCGGCGCCACCAACAGCCTGGCGCTCGATCCAGAGACGCTGCAGGAGCAAACCGCTACGGCGGTCAACGCCGCGCAGACTGCGGCGCACAGCAAGATTGAAGAGTACGCGCGCAACATAGCCGAGCACGGCGGTCTGCAGCGCATCTTTTCGAAGGCCCTGAAGCTGATTTGCAAGCATCAGGACCAAGCTCGCACTATCCGGCTCCGCGACAAGTGGATCCCAGTCGATCCGCGGGCGTGGAATGCCGATATGGATGTCACGATCAACGTGGGGCTCGGTTCGGGCTCCCGTGAGCGTGATCTGGCGATGCTTGCGCAGATCGCGCAGAAACAGGAACAGCTGTGCCTCACTCTTGGCCCGGTGAACCCGATCTGCGGGATCGACAAGCTGATGGAGACCTATCGGCTGGCGGTTGAGGCCTCCGGCATCAAGCCGAGCGATCGGTTCTTCCCGCCGGTGACGCCGGATGCGATGCAGAAGCTGCAGCAGCAGATGTCGCAGCATGTCGATCCGAAGGTGCAGCAAGCTCAGATGCAGGCGCAGCTCGATATGCAGCGCGATGCACATAAGCAGCAGCTCGAAGAGGCCGCGGCGCAAGCCGAGCAGCAGCGGGCGCAGCTGCAGGCGGCGTTCCAGCAGCAGATGGAGCACGCCAAGGCCGAGCGCGACGCCGTTCTGCAGATGGCGAAGTCCCAGCGCGACAGCCAGGCGCAAGAGGCGCAGCTGGAGCGGCAAGCTCAGGTCAATTCGCGCCAGGCGGCCGCAGACATCGCGATCAAGCAGATGGACGCCCAGCACAAGGCCCACCTGGCTGATCAGCAGTTCGCTTTCGAGCGTCAGATGCAGCAAATGAAGTTCGAGCAGGATCGCAAGCTGGCTCTGCTCGAGGCGTGGCTGAAAGCAAAAACTGCCGGGGCGACCGGCGGCGAAGGCGGGGCGCCTATCGATACCAGCGCGATTGACAAGGTCTTCTCGAACGCGGGTACCTTTGTGGATCCGCGGCACACGGAGCTGCTGCAGCGCCTGACCGACTCGCACGCTCAGCTCGCAAACGCGATGGGCGGGCTTAGCCAGCAGCTGGCGAAGAGCCACGAGCAACACTCGCACAGCTTGAACGCGCTGGCGCAGAGCCACGCGCAGCATTCGCACGGCCTGAACGCTCTGGCGGCCGAGATTGCCAAGCCGAAGCGCCAACGCATTATCCGCGACGCCAACAACCGAGTAGTTGGCTCCGAGACCATTCAATA